GTCGGTCGATCATGCTCAACTGGGGCAGCGCCTCGGAGAGAGCGTAAGCGGCACCCTCCCCGATGCGCAGTTCGCCTTCGGCTCCGCGACGGGCGCCGAGCACTTGGCCGACACCAGGGATACTGGCCAACGCGCCAAGGTAGCCGGTGGCCTGCGTCCCTTCGGGCCCGAACTTTGCGCCAGTATCCACGTTCACTCCGCCGACAAGGCTGTACGGGAGGGTGAAGCCCGGGCCTACCATCTTGGCGGCCTCGCGCATGTTGATGGGGAATCCACCAACTTTGAACAGGCGGTTCACGTCGTCATAAGGCATGCGGGAACCGAACGCGATAGGCCCGGCGGGGGTGCTCAAACGGGATACGAAACCGCCAGCCTCTTGGAGGTACTCTGGTAGCATCTGCTCGTACCAAGAGTCTTCGTCTTCTTCCATGGCTTTGCGGATATTCTCTTGGGCGTACATCCACTTTTTCATCTTGCCTGGGTCGAGGAACATTGCTCGCAGCTGGGTGGGCACGTTATGTCGCGTCCAAGTGTAGAAGGGGACGAGACGACGGATGGTCTGCTCGGCGTCAGAAAGGTCAGCGTAGTCGAAGTGGAGAAGGTTCACACGGTCAAGAGCGAACATCGGATCGTCGTAGCGCTTGATGCCGTCAAGGTAGGTGCCGAAACGGAGGAACAGTTCAGATGACTGCGCGAAGTTGTTCATCCGCCGTTGGTAGCCGTTGGTAAGCGTAGCGTCAACGAACTTGCTGAACCCCTTACCTACCGGCGTGATGGCTTCCTCACCGCGGATCTGTACGGTTTGCCCAAACCGCATTGCCCGCCCCTTTAGGCGCTCAGCCTCTTCCGGCGTGGCGGAGGCAAGTCTTCCCGTCAGCGCAATCGCGTCAGCGGTTTGCGTGCTGCCGTAGCCGTTATAGAAAAGGAAGTCCTCAAGCACAGTGTAGGCATCCCGCTCGCCAATCTTCTTGCCAGCAAGTCGCTCTTTGAGTATCTTCCCAGCACGCTCAAGAATCTGCGCGTCCGACTGGCCAGGGAGTTCGCGGGCAGCGTCATTGTAAGCCTTCTTCAAACCGACTAGCAGTTGCCCGCCCTCGGCCAAGTTGCGGGCCGACACGCCACCTAGGAACGACATGTACACGCCGCCGATGATGTTAGTGATCACGTAAGCGGGGCCGCGGCCGACCGTCACACCAGTCTTCCACATAAGCAGTAGCGGGTCAGTGACCTTGTACACGAAGTCCCGGAACGCGGAAGTGGTCTCAGCGCGGTACATGTTCTCCAACACGACACGCACACCAGACGAGGCGTGCAGCCCCTGCAGCACCGGCGGCAGGTTCGTCGGGGCGGTGTCATCGATACCTCGAGAACCGATCACCGCCATATCGTTGTCGGTCAGCCACTCGCCGTATTCGGACATGCGGGAAACCTTCTTGGTGAGGTCAAGGTCGCCGATGTTCTTTTTGCGGAGAAGTGCCTGCTCAACTTTGTTTAGGTCAGTCAGATCGTCGAACGTGATGTCTTTGCCGCGGATGGCAAACCAGGTCTCCTTGATGGAGTCAGACAGGCGGGTGATGGATTCCATGTCCCCGATGGTGTAGGCGTCCTGCATCTGCGAGAGAAGGTCAGTCATCTTGGCTTCAGAGGCAAGTACGCGCGCCGCATCGAACTCGGCCTCACCGAGGTTCTTGGCCAACTTCTCCAGCGTGTTACGGTACGTTGCCAGCGGCGAACCCTTCGGCAGTTTGTAGCCGATAGCTCCGCGCAGCGCCTTGGCAGCCTTGTCAGCCTCGGCGCGAATCTCCTTGATGGCTTCCTTGTCAAGTCCGCTTTCCTGTGCGCGCAGCAGCGCGTTATGGGCGCGAGAGTACAGGGTGGCTAGGCGTTGGATTTCCTCGGAGCGGGCCACCGCCGGCGCGTCTTTGAACTTCGCCCAGCGTTCCGCGGCCTTGCCGCGCAACTTTCGGGCCTCTTCGTACTCGGCGCGAATCTGCTCGCGGCGCACCAAAGCCGCCTCATAGTTGTCGAGTTCAGCCAGTTCAGCGGCGGATACTGCGTTGCGAAAACGGTTGCGAACAGCGCGCACCTCGGAAAGTTCCTTCGCCGCCGCCTGCTTCGCCTCGCCGGAAAGAACCAGGTCAGCGTACTTGTCTTCCATCGCAATGTACTCATCTTCAACGAAACCGGATCGGCTCGGCACTTCCTCCATCCGCGTCGTAGCACGCGCGGCGCGGAGTTGCTCCAGCGCATCGTCATAAACCGCTTCGGCTCGTTGCATATCGAGTTCTGCGGCAGAGCGCGCATACCCGCTCAGGCGGGCGTTGATCTCCCCACGAGACGGACGTGCCTGCCGGGCCTCACGGGCCGCGTCCCGCAACCGTGCCCGTACAGCCGCCTGGCCTTGCACCGCGGCATCGTACTCGGCGTTCATCTTGATGCGCAGAGCTGTGGCTTCCGCGATAGTCTTGTCGCGGGTAGCCTCACCAGCCTCGTCGGCAAGTTTCTTGGCGGCAGCGGCACGCGAATCGTCGATACGTTTAGCAACCTGCGGGGCGGCCTTACGGACACCCGCAAGGAACTGCGACAGCCGGTCAAACTGCGCCTGTGTCGCCTGATAGTCCAGGTCGGCTACCAGCACACCGGCGCGCATCGCTTCAGAGACAAACAGTTTAGCGGCAACAGAGCGGGCAGAACTCTCTAAGTATCGTGTAGCCACCTGCACTGGGTCGGTTACAACTTCGTCGTAGCCAACCAGTTTGTTGATTTCCGAGTTAGCCAGCGCCTTGGTGTCGGTGCCCTCAATGCGGAAACCGCGCCGCGGATCGGACAGCGGAACAATCCACTCCTTACGGTGCGCGGACGGGGTATAGCCCAACTTCCCAGTGGTGCCAGTCACCATCTTGTACTTGCGCTGTGCCCTTGCAGCGCCCTCATCGGTTAGATACATTGGGGTGTAACCAGGGCCAAGGTCGTTGACAGAAATACCGGCAGCAATCTGATCGGCGCGTGCAGCGCTGATGGCCTCTTTCAGTTTACGTCCCTGCGCCACACCGTCTTGGAACGCCTTCGACGCCGTGTCTGGCGCGACAGCCTCAGAGTCTTCAAAGCCGAGCAGCCGCCCCGCAAGGAAGTCGTCTGCGAGCCCTTGGTTAGCAAAGTCGCGCTCAATGGCGTTGTTCTCACCGATGACGTTCCATACCGCAAACATTCTGGTCAGGCGGGCCCGGGACATGTTGCGATGCGCGTTGCGCAAAGCGTCATACGTGGTGAGGGTTGTGCGGTCAAGGTTGTCCTTGAGAATATCGAAGTTAGGATCCTGCATCGCGCGACGCAAACCGGTCTTCACTTTCGTCCACGCGGGACCGTACTGGCCACCGAGACCGGATCTGCCGGTAGCGGCGGACACCGCACGTCCCAGCGTTTCCGTAGCCTTGAAACGTGCTTCGTTAGCTCCCTGCGAAACTCCACCAAACGCACGGCCGCGGCCAGTGCTAGGGAGTAGCCCGACCGTTTTGCCGAGAACGGTGCGCACGGCGATACCGCCGCGCACCTCAGTGGGAAGTGACGAGAATACTTGGCGGGCAATGTCTTCGTCACCGAAAACGCGCGTAAGGTTGTCGAGCAGTCCGGCGCGGCCCTGCACCAGCAGAGATTCGCCCATGACGCGGCCCAGTTCTTCCTCGGCGATCTCTCGGCGCAGAACGGAATCGACGTTTGTTTCGTTGGCAACTTTTGTGTCGATAAGGTTCTTGCGGCGCAGAGCATACTGGTTGATTGCGTCGGCTTCCTCGTCGATGTTGCCCGCTACGCGCAGCAGTTCATCGCGCCTCTTGACCAAAGCACTGTTCTTGTATAAAGTCTCAATCACGTTGTCGGCATCCTTACCGGCGGCGCGCAGCGCCGTCTCGCCCACGTTCAAAGCGGCGGAACGAGTTGCGCGGGTAGCGGCAAGGGACGATACCGCTTTGCGGCCAAGTGTGCCTGGGGCACCCACGTACGACAACGGGTCTGTGGCAACGTCGAAAGCGAACGCACCGCCAAGCTTGCCGATGCGTTCTAGGATGGAGTCGTCCTTACGGGTACGGAAGATGTCCCCGCCCGTAAGTTCTGGATCCACACCAGCGATCCGGAACGCGAGATTCCTAGGCGCGTTCAGTGCTTTGAACACAGTGTCAAGCACCCCAGGCCGCGTCTGCGCGGTAAGCCCGGACGGATCGATGTCAGCGCCGGCAAGCGCTAAGGCTTGCCCTCCGGCGCGGTTCACATTGTAGGTGTTGACGGTGCGCAACAGGTTGCGAAACCGTTCGCCTTCCTCCCCTAGGGGGATCTGGCCGCGAAGTAGGTAGTCGTCCAGCGAGGCCATGGACTACCTACCCGTAGAAGTTCCGCGTGCCCTTGCGACAACGTAGTCATTCACAGAGTTGATGCCTGCCGCCTGCAACATCTGCCTACCCTGTGCGGTGCCCAGATAGCCTTCATACTCGTTGAAAGCAACAGCAATGTCAGCCGGAGCCATCGGGGGGACCGTTTTCTGCGCCTCAAGCGCAATCAGCGCATCGTAGAAATCCTTGTCGGCCTGCGCTGCGCGGCCAGCGGCGGCACGCCGGTCGGCTGCCTGCTGCGCGGCGATGGACTGCTCAAGTTCGAACGTCTTGTTAGCAATAGCCATGTTGATAGTGTTGTTCAACTGCTGAGCATACGCGGGCCCCATCATACGGGCAACGTTACCCATGTACGCAAGATCGTCACGGGTCAGGTTCAAGTCGCGCAGAACATAGTCGGCAGCGATCTGCGAAGTATCAGCAATACGGCCAGGGATATCGTAGAGCTCACCGGAAACCGGTACGAGACCAGTGGTCTCCGTCGGACCAGCCGGGCCCGCGGAGGTGATGTCTTGGGTTGCGGCTTGCGCATAGTCGCGGCCGATACGGCCGATATCCCCGTAAGCAGCGCGGGCGATGGCCTCGGCTGCAGCCGCGTCAGCGTCGGCGCGCTCAGCGAGTCCGCCGTACTCGCGTTCAAGGGCAGCGGTCTGACCGGCGCCGTAGTCGCGGAGAGTGCCCGCCCAGTTCCGCAAACCAGAGCGCATACCGCCGTAGCCGCCTCCGCCGCCACCGGATCCTCCGGCACCGCCCCCGCCTGCGGCGGCGCGGCGAGCCTCGAGAAGGGCCAGCATGTTAGACTGGTCTACCCCATTGCTCATAAGGTTTAGAGCAGTGGTGTCAAACGAGTAGCCTTCTTCATCTTCGCCAGCACCAAACTGGTCCACCAGGTAACTCGCGGTCGAGAAGGCGCCAACGGGTATCAAGACCCATTTGCCGCCACGCCGAACCCACTTGCCGACCTTGCGGGCAGTGCTGGCCGGCTTCTTCACAGAGGTGCCCGAGTCAGCCTTCTTGCCGCCACCAGTGACGGCACCCCAGACGCGCTTGACTACGCCGCCAGCCTCCTCAGCCGCCTTCTTGGTGCCCTTGGCGATGTCAACAACGTCGTCAGCAACACCACCTGGTGTGCCCCATCCTTTAGGTAAGCTTCCTCTGGCCATAGAATCTCCTCAGTATCAGCCGCTCGTGGGGAGCCTAACTAACGAAGTTGGCGGCACGTCCCACGCTAGCCCGCGCCTGACGGTTGATACGCTGCCTTTCCAAATCAGCCAACTGCTGCGTCTTCAGCGCTTCCGCCCGACGACGGTCCTCTACCAGACCCTGAAGCAGGCCGGCACTCTGGCCTCGGCGGGCCGCCACACGGCCCTGACCGGCCGCCGCCAGATAGTCGGCGTACGCGCCCGCTGCCGGTGAGGTATCTAAGCCCATCTGTGCGAGCGCGCTAGAGACATCTTGTCGGCCGCCAGCGACCCCGCGGCCGACGCCGCGAATATAGTCGTAGAGGCTGCGCTCCTCAGTGGCGGTGTCCCGGCCGATACGGTTGATGGTTTCCGCGTAGCCGCGCTCTGCTTCGCGGGCGGCGCGCATAAGATCTTCGTACTCCTCTGGGGTTAGCGCCTCAAGTTGCGTATCGACAACGCTGCCGGCTGTGTCGGCACCCGTGCCAGTACCAGCGACCGCGGCGGCTGTCGCTGCCGCAGCGTCCGCGCCTTTACCCTTTCCTTTACCCTTGCCCCCTTTGCCTTTGCCGCCACCAGTCCCGGTGCCTGTCGCGCCCGCACCTGTTCCGGTTTTTGCCGTAGGAAGGTTCGCGGCGATGCGCGCAAACCTGCGATCCTCTGCACTCTGCCCCATCTGCGGCTGCCCTGTGGCGGACACCGGCGTTGCGGCAGCACCCCCCGCACCGAGAGCCCCAGTGAGAGCGGCTCCCGAAACCAGAACGCCGGCAGGGGTGCCGACATATGTGCGGAACTTTCCAGCTCCCTGCAAACCCGTTGTTACTGGCTGCTGTATGCCAGCGCGCAGTGCGCCAGGGGACGAGAGCGATCCCTTAGGCACTAGGCGTGTTCCGCGAATACCTGCGAGCGCAGAACTGACGGGGTTAGCTCCAGTTTTCAAACCCATACCGACTCCGCGCACGGCGCCTGCGGCACTGCCCGCACTTGCCGCGGTACCGAGAGTAGTGATCGCGCCCAGAGCGGTCTGCCCGAGTGCCCCCTTCAGGTCGCCTCGCTCCGCGCGGCGGGCGGCCTCTTGATAGTTGGCTACGCCGCTCAAGTTGTAGGTGCCGCGCGCCAGCGGATCGAGGACGGGCATAGCGCCCATCACCAGCCGGTTCGCCATAGGGTTGTTGCTGATGACGTTACCCCAATAGTTTCCGGCACGCTGCGTGACCGCAGGGTTGAACGGGTTCAGATTAGCGTTAGTCCAGGACAAAGCGTTACCGGTGCCAGACACCGCTTTCTTGCCCCAGTTGCGTGGATCCCAACTCATGAAGTCACCTCACTAAAAGCCGCTGATGGGGAGGAGGTCATAGCGTTAGTCCTTCCAGCCAGTCTTTCTGCACGTATACGCCGGATGATATTTCGGCCTGCACGCATATCGCCGAAATCAGGTCGGACGATCCCGGCTCGGCCCCCACCGAGGCATGGTTACTGTAGTCCTCCATGCGGGGCCTTGTGTTGGTGGTGCCTGTCGCTGATGACGTGTAGTGGTATTCAAAAACGCGGGAATCCGAGGTGGCGTATATGCTAGTAGTTGAGTTTGCGATGTCGTAAACTACTACAGCGGGCCTACTAGGGTCTTGCGCTGCGTTTGCCGCGTAAGCGGCGTCAAAGACCCCCAACGCTATGGATCCCCCGTAGGCAACCTTTGGTCCGTCCAAAACCGCAATAGTTGTAACTGCGCGCAACTCGCCATCTTTCCACAAGCCGGACACTGTAGTAACTGTCGGATAGGTGATTGTCGCCAGTGTTGGACTTGTTAGGTCCATCGCACCTATTCCTATAGTGTCGTCCGTCGAGCTGACCTGAGCGGCGCCTGTAACACTAGGTTGGTCGCTGACGGCTGCACCGCTTCTGTAGATATAGTAGAGTTTATCTCCGTATATTTCTTTAGAAAATCTCTCCTCAAGAAGAACCGGCATGGTGCCTGCCGCCCCGAACGTGTACGGGTGGACAGTGCCATCAACGTAAATGGTGTTGCCGCTGCCCCCGCCGACGCCGTGTCCGACAACAACGTGACCGTCGCCTGATGCACAGAACAGTTTTGTGTTGTTTACTGTTCCGCCAGTTGTCATTGTGGAGGTTAGGTCGGTATCGGTAACGGCGCCAGTACCGTCTATCTCCAAAAGCCAGATGCCTGCCGTCCATACACTGCTGATGAGTTTTTGCCCCGCAACTCCCCACAGAGATCCCGAGGATGGCCGTTTTCCTAACATCACATAGCCGTAGTCGTGAGTAACCCAGGTTGTTCCGTCGTTTACCGCTAACGCGTCTTTTCCGGCCGTTGATGCGGATGCGACTGCGAGTATTGTACCATCCGTGCAAAACGAAAAGGTGGTTGACGAGTAACTGCTCGGCCTTATCGCGGTAGGCAGGGATGTCACTGTACGCGTAGCCGCCACCCAGTCCTCGGCTATCAACGTAAACGCGTCATAATCTATCGTGTATCCGGCAGTTCCGTACACTAGAAACGCGGGATTATACTGCTGAGTAGCGACACCAAAAGATGAAGACGTGCGCGGCAAACCTGGTATACCGCTAGGGCTGATGAACTCATACTGGTCATAGCCCAGCGGCCCGCCGCTCCGGTAAACAAGCCCAACCGCAAAGGGATCTGGGTAGTCCTCGTTGGCTGACAATATGATAGTGTCACCAACCTCCAACTTGACACTTGCCGCGTTTACAAAGTTCACCACGGCGCCCGCTATGTCTACGGTACCAGTATTCGACGCTGGCGTATAGGTCACCACGTCCCCAATCAGCAGCTCGGCGTTACCAGTGATGTTAGTGATGCTCTGGTCAACATACTGAGTGATTTCCTGCGTAGTGTTGTTGATACTCTGAACGGTCTCCCGCTCAAGATCCTTTACCTCCTCTTCGAGGCGGTCCAACTGGTAGCTTTGCGGGGTGCGCGACGGCCCAAACTGTACCGTGTTACGGTCGTTGCGTGCCTCGCTCATCGCTTAGGCTCCTCGCCGGTAGTCCAGAACGCCGCCTCCTGCAGCCGCACATACCCGCGGAACGTCACCGTGGCACTAGCAATGACCTGTTTGCCGATACCGGCGGGGACCACAAAGTCCCCGTACCCTGCCGCATAGGCCCGGTTCAAGGTGACGGTATGCGTCGCCGGTGCGGTAGACTGGTTGAGGGCGCCGGAAGCCTGCACTCGCACGGTACGCACCTCAGAGGTGGCGCCGGTGGGGGTTTCGAAAGTCATGCCGAAACGATGCCAGTTCTTGCGGTTATGTTCGTTCGTCTCGCCTACAGTGGGGGACGATACGGTCAAGTCGGTTGCGGTGCCGTAGATTTTGCCGCGCTCACCCTCCGGGCCATTTGGCGTGTAACGATGCACGACACCACCAGACACGAAGAACAGCTCCTCGCCGCACCCAACCATCGAGTACACACCGGCCTCTGGGGCGACGAACTCAGTCCAGCAGCCCGTCGCCTCAGACCCAGACGATGTGAGGAGCGTGAATACGAGCAGGCGGCCACCACGCCACACGAACAGGTGCTTACCGACCGCAGCCACATGATCGTCCTGGCCAGCAGCGGCGGGGGCCTTCGGCCCAAACCGGTCAAGCCGGTCACACTTGTCACCGTCAGTGTACCAGACACCGCCGAGACGGTCCATGAACACGACCACGCCAGCTTCCGCCCACACGCACGACACGGAGCGATGCCCGAGGGTGGTTTCCGTTGGGGTGACAGAGCCGAGACCGCCGCGGACGATTTCTTTCTTCACAGCGAACGGATCGGGGGTGCCGAAATATGGGTGCAGTTGTGACAACTGGCCACGGAAACTGATGACACCATCACCCTCCGAACCCGAACTCGTGATAGCGACCAGAGTGTTATCTAGTACGTGGAGGCCGACAACAGTGGTGTCGCTAGTGCCTGCGCGCAGCACGGAACGAGGATCCCACGTGTCGATGTCGTCCTCAGAGTAGTAGATGTAGGAACGATACGGCGCCGTGATGGAATCGTCAAGAGAGAACACAGCCGTGTTGTCACCAGCAAGAATAGCGGTAGTGGCTTTGTCGCTACGCCACTCCACGTCACCGAGAATAAGCAGACCGCCCCACGACACACCGACGTTGGCGCGCGGAATCGTGCCACGCCCAGGGAGCAAAGTACCGTTAGCGTCAAGGTAAGTGTACGGATGAAAGTCGTTAGCAGCAGCCGGGACACCGGTACGCGAGCCGAGCCCGTACCCGTTGAACAGCGAGGCGGCACCCGCCGGTGTAGCCACCGACAGGAAAGCGCCCGCAGAAGTTTGCGGCATCCGGCGCCAGTTCGGGAACGTGCAGGCCCTCACCTGCCCAGCGCCGCTAGCGGCGTACGGGTCAACGTAGGCAACCACGGCCATCTGGTCCGACACCGAGGTGTAGGATCCGCTGCCTGTGGAGTAGCGGCGCGAATGTAGCAGCACCGCAGACACTACCGCCTTGGGTGAAGAGGCGAGGGTGGTGTCGGTGGAGAAGTTCGTAGCGGTGCCGTTCGTCGGCTCAACCGCGTACTTGTACACCTCAAACGGAATGGAGCAGATGAACCGGAAGTCTGGGTTAGCGGTGATAGTGATAGCAGGCTGATCGGCCTTGTCGTTGTCGCCCACCTTCACACCAACGTTCTCCGCGGTGGTGATCTGCGTCCACACCGCGTCGTCGGCAACCGTGTGGACGGCGTTAGACGCGGGGGCTTTACACCACCAGATAGTTCCGGCGTCACCCTCCCCAGGGGCTTTGATGCCGACAAGGAACGTGCCCACCGGTGAGGCCAGCGGATACACGGCCTTGAAACCGGTAGTGACGCCAATCTGTTGGCACGGCCACTGCGACACGAACGACACCTCGGACTCGGGGACGAACCCCTTCAACTGCGACCATTGGCGTTTCGTGAAGTCGCCTGGACCGGTAGCCTCTTGGATGCCTCCGGAGAAGTCGCTCAAAGTGAGCTTCTGCATTTAGACCCTCCGGAACCAGTATGGGTACTGTTGGAGCTCCCTGCCCTCGATGCCGATTTGGAAAGCGGTGTCGTCGTGGCTCAACTCGTAGAAGGAAACCATGTCAGTATACATTTCGGCAGCCAACTGATCGAACACGTCGGCGCGCTCAGGGGTCTCAACGTCGATGATGCGCAACACACGAGCAGCGGCCATGTAGGCCAGCATAGGGTTGAACTGCGCGTGGAACGCGGGGGTAGCGTTATCGTTGGCAAAAGTCACCGTCTGGGCAGAGAATCGGACACGCAAGTCGTACTCGTCACCGCCATCGAACCGCTCCTCGGGAGACAAAGTGATGCTGCCCGCAGAGTCGTTCACATCGTAGTAGGCGGCCCGGCGGTTCGAGTTCACGTTCACCGTATCGGCACGCTCAAACACTTCCTCCACCACACCGCGCGGATCAACCAACTGGACGGAGATGACACGCGGGTTCGCGGTACCAAGCGAGTGCGGGCCAACCGTGCTGATGTCGTTGAAGGTGACCGTCGACTCCAGCCAGTCCCAAGTGCGCTGACGCGCAACCGTCTGATAGGCTTCCTGAATCCACTGGTTGATCAGGGCGTCGGAGATAGTGTCCGACTGAACGCCGGTGATGTCACGCACATAGTCGCGCAACTGGCCGCGGTTCCCAACCGTAGCCGCAGCCAACTTCGGGAAGTACTCCTGTTTCATCGCAGCAAGCAAACCAGCATACTCGGCGGCGTACGCCTCGCCGCGCTTGGTGTCATCGGCCTGCGAAGCCAGCACACGGATAGCGGTACGGTAGGCAAGGATAGCGTGGAACTGCTCCTCGAACGTTGGGGTGTCCGTGCCCGTCACCAGTTCAGCCACCGCCCACGGCCACTTCTCCGTACGATACAACTCGTACAGGGACTCGTTCATCCAGCGGTCAAGAAGGGTATCTGGTACGAGGTCGGTCGCATACACGCCAGTCAGATCGCGAACATACACCCTAAGCGCAGCAAGATTCAAGACAGTACTCCTCTACTCCTCAGTATGAGCCGCCGTTGGGGAGCCCCTATAACGAGAAAAGCCCCCCGCCGAAGCGGGGAGCCAATCCCATGTCCCCCTTGCGGGGCAGAAACACCGCTTAGGCGGTGCGGATGAGCAGACCGTTTGCGCGGCGCTCGGAGACACCCACCGTCACGGTCGAGGCCAGCGGGACAACGGTGTCCAGCGTGCCAGGAACGACCTGAGCGGGGAATGCCTTCATGAACTCGCCGGCGCAGTAGGCGAACCGGAGGCTGTCCTGGTTGAGCAGGTAAGCGCGGTCATCCTGACAGTCCGGATCGAGACGGACGACGGTTCCACCGAACTTGATCTCGTTGAAACGAGTCTCGACGGTGTTGCCACCGAGCACCTGGAGGGTGCCCTTTTCAGCCAAGTAGGCCTCGAGTTCCTCGTAGACGTCGAAGCCCACGATGATGTGGGTAGGACGCTTGCGCGAGTTGCGGTAGATTTCGTTCGTCGCGGTGCGGAGAGCCTCAGCGATGTCGGCGGCACCGGCGGAAATTTCTCCACGGAAACCGGCCTGCCAGTAGCTCTTGCCAGCGTCGGACGGGTCGATGCCACCCACTGGGTTGGCAGCGAAGTCCGCGTTGACACCTTCGTAGTAAGTGTCCGAAGACAGGTTACCAGTCAAGTTGTCAATCGAGTTGAACGCGTCGGCGTCCCAGTCAGCGGACAGAGTGTGCAACTTCGAGGTGAGGAAGTTGCCGTGGTCCGCAGCAGCGGCCTTGACGTACTCCTCGACGAGGTTGATGATCTGTTCCGGGCCGGAGTTCTGGAGAATCTCACGGTGCTTGACGCGGAACGGGGTGATGATGCCCTTGGCCCAGCCGTAGACAGCGGAACCCATGATGTCAGCCGAAACGCTCGACGAGAAACCGCCGGAACCGGCAGCAGTGTCGAACGCAGTGGCGTTGAGGTTCGCAGCGCGAACCGGGATCACGAGACCACGCCCAGTGATGGACTTGGCATTCTTCTTGAAAAGCTCGAGAGTGGGGTGCTCGAGCAGCACGTTGTCCACCAGCGTCTTCTCATATTTCTGGAGAGTCGCGGTGAAAGTCTGGACGAAAAAATCGTCACCCAATGCAGCCATGTTGTTTACCTCCTCAGGTAGTTGTTGGTTGGCTTGTTACTAGTAGGGGATACAAACCTACGTCAAGGACCAGGAACCGAGGAGGGGCGGTTTCAGCCGCCGTTTTCCTTCATCGATTCAAGAATCAAAGAACGCAGATCCTTGGGCTCCCCCGCAACCGGCTGTGCGCCGGCTCCGCTGGAACCCTTTCTAGCCACCGCTGAAGTGGCCTTCTTTTGCTTTGCGCGCTCAGCCGTCTTTTCAGCGACCTTGCGTTTCTGGCTTTGCTCCTCGTACTTGAGAGCCTTATAAGCGGCCTTCAAGTTCGTGAGCTCGTTGTCCCGGGCATACGCCGCTAGGCGTTGACGGAACTCGGCACGTTGCTGACCCGACAACTTGAGACCTTCGTTTCCGATGATCTCGTCGATGTCCTTGTCAAACTGGACGATGGCCCGCTGAACAGCGGCCTCAGTCTCCTGGGCTTGCGCCCGAGCCTGCTCCTGCTGCTCATTGCGAGTCACACGCTGACGAAGTGTTTCCACTTCAGACTGCTGCGCCCATTCGGCACGCACCTCCGGAGTGATCCCGAAAATGTCGAGAAACTCACGCTCCAAAAGGTTGGCGGAAGCCAACTCCTTGATGAGCAGAGCAACCGCCTGTGTCGGGTTGTCCGTCGCTGCGGTGAAGTGCGCGAGAACCGTAACAGGGTTGTCGTTCCAAGCCTCGTCGAGCGATGTTACCTGCTCAACGGTCTCGGACAACTCCTGTCGGGCTGTCTCGAACTCCTGCCGTTCGTGTGCCAGTGCCTGCGCCTTGCGGGTATAGTCCGCCTGACGCTGGTACCCTGCCAATGCTTCCTCGAGGGTCACACTGACGGCTTCGCCGTCGATGGTCACCTCATAGGTTTCACCGGCTTCCTCGGAGTCTTCCGCCTCGACCTCTTCGGTCTCGTCGGCAGCCTCTTCGGTTTCTTTGACTTCTGCGTCGTTTATGTCTACGGGCTCCTCGGTCACCGCTTCAGCGGCGGTGTCTTCGGTGTCGCCTGCCTCGGCCGGAGTGTCCTGGGTTTCAGGGTTCTGGCTGGCCTGCATCGCCTCGTTGATGATGTCACGAAGTGCGTCTGTCATGTCTGTCTCCCTTACGAGTGTCCTAGCCGCCCGATTGTCCCTGAGGGGTTCGAGGGTGAACTTGTTCGTGGTTAGCGAGAATACGGCTGTATTCTCAACAATAGCCGCCAGTGGGGAGATTTCACTCCCCAGTCCCGGCATTTGGGGACAGGTGGATAGCGGCGTTGATAAGATCCTCCACCGTCCCAACCCACTCAGGCAGCAGAAGCATGAACGTCTCCCGCTGATCTTGGGTCATCGCCAGGAATGCGTCCACCTGCTTGGCGGCACGCGACTTCACAAACGGCGGCACATCGTACTTGAACATCAGATCGTCCGGACGGCAGCAACTAGGTCGTCGAGGGACTCGGTCCACTCGGGGAGCAGGGCCAGGAACGCTTCCCGCTGGTCGTTGGTCAGTTGGCGCCACGTAGAGCGTAGCGCGGCTCCTATTCTTTTGACGTCAAGTTCGCCTGGGCCTGAACGTTGTGTATTGAGTATTCTAAACGCGCTTCCAGTAAACTCTCGCTGGTCGTTGGTCATTGGGCGCATGAGATCGGCAAAGTCCTTGATCCTGTTTCTATTTATACGTCTTTTTCCGCCTGGGCCTGCTATAGCACTTTTCGGCAAAGCAGCAGCCACTAGTCCAGTCCATTTTCTGGGTACGTCGGCTTGTTCTACGGCGGACATCACATCTTCAAAAAGCCGCACTTCAAAAAGCGTATTGTCTATCCAACGTGTTCCGCTACCACTCTTCATCTGCTTAACGAGCGGACTGTCTGGGTATTTGCGGGAAAACCTATCGACATGGTCTCGCAGTTCAATATCAGCAAGTTCTAAGTCGCCTCTAGCGCGCAAATCTTTTAACTGGCCAGCAGTGACCTCACCAGGCTTACCGCCCTTCCAACCCCAGTCGTCAGCCTTCTCCGCAACCTTCTCACCGGCGTCACCAAGCATACGCTTGACAGCCTCAACGCGATCACCGACGTTGACTTTCTTTGTCAAGTCACCAAGGTCAACCTTCTTGACCCCGCCGACGATCTCGTCGAGGGCCATCTTTAGGACGCGACCCTTACTCATCCTCCGAGTCCTCTTCCTTGTCTTCTTCGTCGGCCTCGTTGCACGACTCGCACGGAGCGCCACAGCACGGGCACTCACACTTGTGGTGCTCCTCGTCCTTCTCACCCTTCTCGTCGTAGCCTTCCTCCTTGTGGAGTTCCTTCATCGGCTTAGCGAGACGCTCAAGGGCGTCGAGTTTCACATACTTGTCTTTCATACCAGCGGCGCCCCTTCCGCAACACCAGGCATCGGCGCTCCGCCGAGACCCATCAACTGTGCGATAGCAGGATTGTTCATGTCGACCGGCGGCTCACCCATCGGCGGCATACCCGCCAACTCCGGCGGCAACCCCTGCTCCATACCTGGGACCATACCAGCCTCCGGGCCCATCGGGGCCGGCTGGGGCTGCGGGCGAACCAGCAGGTGATCAGGGTTGAGACCCATGTAGGTGAGCGCTGAACGTACAGCGTTCTCCGGGTCGTAGCCCATCTGGGCGAGCATTGGGGCGATCTGGGTGAGAATCTCCATACCTTGCCGCGCTTTTGTGAGCGGGTTCACCGCCTGGGTAGAACCGCCCTCAGTTTCGATAGAGAACTCGCCGTCGATATCTTCCGCCGACACCTGCAACCACATCGGAGCGTCCGGGCCTGCGATACGGACAGCCTTACCGGTGTCGAGGAACTGCTGGCACAGGGCCAACAGGCGGGTGCCGATTTCGCGCGAAGCGCGCTCAACGTTGACCTGCTTATCCATCGAGCGGAGCGTCGAAGCGCCCTCAACCGCAGCGGCGGCCGTAGCCGGAACACGCGAAGCGACCGACACGGCACCGGCCTGCAGGTCGGTCACGCCGAGGATGCGCTGCATGTAGTCCTGCAACTTGTTTTCCATCGCATAGTTGTCAGACGGGGTGGCGAGACGCTGCACCGGGACGAGCACCTCGTTGATGTTGACGTTACCAGGGACCTCGATGGGGATCACCGCATCGGGCTTGTTCTCTTGGAGGGACTTGGCGAGTTCGGGGGTGAGGACTTTCTTGTTGACGAAGTACTTGTTACCGACGCGTTTGAGGTCGTTGATTTCCGCGACCATGATCTCGTTCACCATCAGCTGCAGACCGGCAACGTTTTCGACATCACCGAACGACCAGAAGGTCTGGCCGCCGTCATTGAAGTTACGCATATGCACGAACGGCGGGTAGCGGTGAGCGTACGGAATCGGTCCCTCATAGAGGGCCTTGTTGGCGTCCAACTGGAGTACGCACATCGTGCGCGAATCCATGTCGTAGAACTCGTAGACGGTTGCGTGCGAAAAGATAGATGGCAGCGAACCTTCCTGGTCTTCGTAGCGTTCAATGGTTTCACGCTCAGCGTAACCAGTGTCAGGCACGATGTCTTTGACGGCCTGCTTGTCAAACAGAGGGTTCTTCTTGAGGTCCTCAACGGGCAGGCGGAGCTTCTGGGCGATCCAGCGTGTCGAGTTCAACCGGCGGGCGTTCGCGGGAACGAAGATGTCGTACGGGGAAACGTACTCGACGAACGGCTCATCGGTCTCAACAAGTTGGTTCGTCAGGGACACCGACTGGACGATCTCTGCGATGTCAGCATCGTTGAGCGGGGTGCCCAACTCTTGCGCCACTTCGAGCGCGGTCGCCATCAGTTCATCCACCTCAGCGGCGATGTCGTCATCGGTGCGGTCCGAGGTCATCTCATTGTAGGACCAGCCAACCTTACAGAACCCGTTGCCGATGACCACCATGTCTTGCGTCATGTCGCGAAGCACGTCAGTGGAAGCGGAGCGGCGCCAGAAGTATTCGAGGACGGCTTTCGCGATGGTGGCGTTCTTCTCGATGACGGCTTCATCACCGCCGAGAGGGGTGACGATGAGCTTGGGGTCCCGGGCAGTGACCGAGTTGATGATCAAGTTCAGGTGCGGCAGCACCATGTTCACGGTCCGCAGGAACGTGCCAGGGGTCGGGAACGGCAGGATACGGTTCAGGTCGATGGCGGTAACTTCGCGTTGCGCGCCAATCCGGTAGAGGGACTCGAGCATACGCCAATGCTGATGCACCGGCTCCATGCGACGGATAGCGTCGCGTAGGGCCGCCTGCTTGTCAGCCAACGTATACTTACTCTTGTACTCAGCCATATGGTCCTCTCGGTGTTATGAAGAGCCCGTCACTGTTGAGGGCGATACCCTCCCACTGTCGTGCTGCCTGCTCCTCAGCGGCAGCTATGGCCCGCTCACGTGCCTCGCGTATCGGCTTACCGACATCGAAGACGAAAGCGGGTTTCTCCTCAATAGGAGCCGCTTGTGGGGAGTCGCCAGCCTCTTCGATGAGAACCCAGAGGGCGATAGCCATAGACATCACCAAGTCGTCGTGGCATCCGACATCGGCCGCGTAGCGGATATTGCCGTTCGCGGTCTCCTGCGCGACGAACTGGCCGAGCTCCACACGGAGGGCGGGGTAGAGCCCGTCGAGGGTCATTTCGCCGTTTCGCACCGCCAGATACTTGGCGAGCCGGTCCACGACGGCGCGCCGGCGGTCCACCGTCATAGGGAACGCAAACATTCGGGCACCCCGAGACCGTTTCGCACCTGGCGTCTGGTGCATATACGGGTTAGGGTAGTCTAGGTGCCTATGCAGCTCGTTGATCGGCAGGGCGCCCTGACCGCCCTGGTCTTCTACGGCAAGCAGGGCCGCCCATTGGCGGCCGGAGAAGAACCGGCCGAGCCGGTCCAAGGCCGCCGCGAACTCTGGGGGCTGGACAGTGTTCGAATGGTAGTAGCCGACGATCTCTGGGCGGCCGTCAGCGTTCAACGTGAGCAGATGCGCGGACGCATAGTCCTTCCCGACACCTTGGGAGGGGTCGGCGCCGATGACGTAGAAGCCGTTCTTGTCAGGGTCAAGGGTCGCCAAGTGGAGCGGCCCGTGGTCGTCTTGCTGAAACTCGAGCGTTTTGTCGTCCCGCCACACCAGGTCGCCGCGATACAGGAACTCTGGGAGGGTCTCCTCTGAGGGGAGGCCCACGAAACGGGGTCGGCCAGACTCGCGGAACGCTTCCTCGTCATCTGTGGGGTATTCTGCGAAGAAACGCCACGGTTCGTCCGCAAAATCGCGTCGTTTGTTGTCGTGTCGGGTGACGCACGCGGTTCTGGTGCCTTCTTGACCCCCACACCAGCCGCAGTCTTTGCTGCATCTCATGAACGGGGAGACCATCCACGGACGGAAAAATGCTACGAACTGGGTGTCTCCTTTCTTGGCGGAACGGTAAAGTTTAGCGAACCGGTTGTATGCTCCTCGCGCGGTAGAGATGATCCACATAGACCCGCCGGCGTCGACGGTCGGGAGAAGGGTGCGCAGCACGTCATCCTGCAGGGAGGCAGGTTCGACGAGGGCGGCCTCATCCCAGATGACAAACGAGGCGGTTTCACCGGCGAACACGCCTGCGGTAGCGGAAGCAGCCTTGATGTTAGACACCATCCCGTCCGGGAAGACGAAACCCATACCTTTGGTTGAGTCGGCGTCCAGTTTCGGTCCGCGTGCCTGCAGCCACTGCGGCAGGAACCGGTACGCCAACCGGGCCTGGGCAAGGTTCTTGTTTGATGAGTCTTGGGTGCGGGACACTACGAGAATGTTGGCGCCGGGTCGGAACAAGGCGAGCCAGAGTGCGTGCGCCATCGCCAAAGTGGTGTAACCGATCTGGCGCGCTTTCAACGAGACGACGTAGCGGTTGTTGCGGATAAGGTTCCTGAGGTCTTTCTGGTAGTCGAACAGTTGAAACTTGGTGCGGCCGCGGGCGTCCTGCTCACTGGGAATGTAGACGTAGTTCTCAATAAAGTACTCTTCATCTTGGGCGCAGCGCCGCCACTCGAGTTCCGTCCAGAGCTGCTGGAGTTCCTGGGCCCGTTTAGAGTTCATTGCCACCAGTTAGGTACTGTACCAGGTCGGGGTTGTCGCGCAACAGGGCGAACAGGGCTGGGGACAGCGACCGGATCAGGTGCTCCTCGGCTTTGTCGCTGAGGCGGTCGGAGGTGCCGGTGACGTAGAGGACGGCGTGCAGCACCTCGTGGAGAAGCGTTTCGCGGAGCACCGTATCGGCCACATCGGGATGCAGGACGATCTCCAGATGCCCGTGGGTGGTGATACCGTAGAGGTCGCTGTCGGACTCTTTTTCCAACTCTTTGATGCGGGACAGGTCAACTTTGACCGTGTACCGGTACGGGCCGATCCGGACAGACGTCGGGGTGCTCATCGCAACTCCTTCCAAGGTGACCAGTGCCGATGATGGTAGACTGCACCGACGGTGCCGTTCTTGTCCAGATACACAATCCGGGCCCCGCAGGCGCAGACGGCAGACCGAGGTTTGCCGGACGGCGGTTCGTGCCCGAACCAGTCGTCCATGTGTCCCTGCCGGTCATGTTCGTCGTCTTCTTGGAACACGTGCAGCAGCTGCATGACGCTACTCTTCTCGTGGACGCTCAACCCGCCACCCCAAGGTAGTGAGGGCAGACTCAAGTTCGTCTGCCGATAGAGCCGCAACCGCACGCGCGACCAAGCCAGGAAGTTCCACGTTCTCAAGATCAAGTGTACGAGCAGCCACTTCCTCCTCGACGAAGGGCTTGCCGTAAGTTTTGAAATATAACTCAAGAGCTTTAGCGTTACCGCCACGCGCACCCGCGACCAACTGAGCCTTGACAGCGCGGTAGGAAGCCTCATCAGAACCATCATCACCAACCTCCACAGTTGGCGCACCCCCCAAAGAGGCACGCAGGGCCACAAACTCGGGTTCCTGCTTCCAACGCCGCAACGTACGAGCAGTCACACCGTTAGAAGCCGCCCAATCCTCCTCAGTAGAGATAGCGCGCGTAGACTCCGGCGAATCAAGCCAAAGAGCGAAAGCTTTCCACTTGGCGTTCGTTTTCTCACTCATAGGTCCTCCAAAGTCTTTATTGCACTGCGGTGTATGACCTAGCGCAAAAAAGCGATCTTTGGCACAGCCCAAAGCCCCTGGCGCCGGTTCCGGCTCTTGGAGCCTGAGCGGGCCTTAGGGCCCGCTCCGGAGGCCGGATGCCGGAGCCAGCTTCCTGACCCGTTTATACTAGCCGCTAGTGGGGAGGAAAAACTCCCCAACTTTTGGGACACTGTATCAACGTTCACACAACTGGCATACCCCCAAAAACCCTGCCCCCAAATGCTGGCTCCGGCACCCGATGCCTGAGCTCCAGAAGGCTCCGCCCTGCCAGCCAGCACCCCCCGACAGGTGCCAGACCAGCAGGGGCACCCCGCAAACGGGGGCGAGGGTAGGTGTGTCCGGATCTGTCCAAACGTCCGAAACCCGTCCGCCAAAAACAGGGGTCGATGTCCGGTCCAAAACGGGTGAAA